GCGGGGGTGATAAACTTTGCTGACATAGTTAACATTTACAGTTATCCATGTCTCTGCCATAGTAACGGCCAAGTATGTTCCCATTGTAGCTGTTGGAGGTAAGCACATCGCGCTTTACCTGGTGTGCCAGCTCACAGTAGTTCAGGTACTTTTTGGTACAGCAGAGTTCCAGGATTTCTCGTTTAAAATTCTCAGGACCCAGGCGGGCGACATCTGCTTTCAGATCAGCAGAGGAACCATGATAGGTCATCCAGTCAGATTCCTTCACTGTTCGCTTGAATGTCTTGCGGGTACCTGTCTCAGTTTTCTCCTTCTTGGAGATCTTAGTCTTACGCTCGTGGTAAAGACTTTTCTTGCCAATGTAAAATTTACCAGTCTTCAGGTTGGTGATACAGTAAACAAAGCCTATCACCTCCTCGTGATTAGGCAGATCATCAACGCTCTTGATGACCTTCTTTTGGAGCATCCAGGGATTCATAGGACAGGGTATGTAAAAGTGAGTTCTACAAATTTAGCAAAGTTCTACAAAATAACATGCTTGTTAGCAGGATTTTGCAGGGAATTGTACTTGGCTATCTGCCTGTGAAGCACCGGGACCAGCTCCATGGTGGCTTTCTGTATACCGTGATGTTTGGCAATGTCACTGATATCTTTCTCCAGGGGAAGATAACAGAAGGGAAGGCGGTACTTGTTGTAGTATTCCTTCATGGCTTTGACACCTGCTTCATCACTGTCAAAGATGGTAACGATATAGTCATACATCTGCTTGAGTTCATCTATCAGTTTTTCTGATAACAGCGTGTTCTCGCTATCAGGAGCAATCACTTCTGCCCTTAGACCCATAGACCGGATTGTCAGACAGTCTTTCAGGCTGGAAGCAATGATCAGTGTGGGCTGGTTGTATTCCAGCTGATCTTCTCCTTGTGTATAGTCACAGATCTTAATGAACTTTTGCTTCTTGTTGCGTGGCTGGTAGATCTTATAGAGTTGTCCTTCCTTGTTGAAGTAACCATAGATATACTTTCCAGCAACGATGAACTCTTCACTGTTCTGCGCCTCATTCTTTTGCATAAGGTAGCGGTCCAGGGGACGTACATTATACAGGTCCAGCAAATCACTGCTGATATTATAGGCGGACCAAAACTCAGCGTCAGCTTTTGTCCACATGCGGGTCTGGTAATCACTTACCTTCCACTTAGCATGTTCAACAATGCGGGTCTCACACATCTTACCGCTCTTACGATAAGCTGTGTAATCTTCCAGTATCCTGGCGGCAGCCTCAGCAAAACTCACACTCCACATGTTCATCATCAGGTCCACTGCAGTACCTCCTTTACCAGTGCTGAAACACTTGTAGCGGTAGGCCTCAGTGTCCCCGTTGTAATAGAGATACATAGAAGGGGTCTTGTCATGCGGGTTGAATAACGAATGTATCCTTACGCTTTGACCAGTCAATGGCTGAGAAAGACCAAGATAGTTTTCAAATATCCAGGAAGATGGTACGTCATGAACGTTGTCTATAAAATTTCTGCTTGAAAACATATCTCATCCATTGTAGACAAAAAAAGGGGATGATCTAAGACCACCCCCTTGTTGTCTGTTGTTGGTTTATGGCAACTGAAGATTAGCAGCACCGTTACCTCCAAGGATGTCCATTGGGTTTGGTACTGTATTTGGCTGTGCTGTACTTGGCATTGAACCAAAACCCGGCACTGCAGCCTGACCTCCAAATCCAGGTACTGCTTCTGCTGGCTCATCCTGCTTTGCAGCAATGATGTGCTTAGCAGCATCGTAAGGGATAAGGTTGGCAGGTTTGCGGTCCTCATCTTCTAGTGCAGAGAATGGGAACAATTTACCATCTTGCTTAGGGAACATGAGACGGTAGTTTGGACGATCGTACCCTTCAGTGTAGTACTCCTGGCCACCTACGGTGAAGTAACCCCAGAGTTCAGGATTGATAAGGTAACGGCGTACAATAGCCACGTAGTCTTCAATGGTCTCAGCCTCTACGTTGTCAGCGTTCATCTTGTCAAGAACACCCATTTGTTTTGCAAGGTTGTTCACCCAGCGGAAGATCTGCTCGTCACGTGTGATCTGACGACCGTCATAAGTGTAGTCAGAAAAAGAGTAACGTCCTGAACGCACGTTAGCGATCTGGCCACGGTAGTGTCCAAGAGACGGGTTGTTCTTGTCAATTGGAAGGCCCTGGAAATCATCACCACGATCTGTACCCTCAAGGGTAAGCACTACAAAGTAGCTGTCTGCTTTATATGGTGGCGCATCCAAACGCATCTCAACAATGCGTGCATAATGCGTTCCTGGGTTCATGATCTTTGGCACTGAAGAGCCACCGTTAGGGTTGAAACTTTTAGAATTAAACATACTTTTTTGATTTACTTGTTTGTGAAAAATTTACTTACTGCTTAGTCAATGAAAACTTTATCCCAGTGACTGATTACTTTACCATCTTCTGTAACTTCAGAGACAACAATCTCCTGGTTACGCAGATGTTCTGGGCGGGCACCGCAGGAGATCTCATCAGAGGTCTTGAAGCTGAGGATGTTCTTGTTGCCTTTACGGAACAAGTACCCAATAGCATCAGATCCTGACGCGGTCATACGCTTAAGCTTTCCTGTAAGGTCAAGATCCAGGGAGTTAAACTCAGAACCGTTCTTCTCTAGCAAGGTGTCCTTAACGTGTCCAACAAGGATCACATGTGGAGCCAGTGGCTTGAGCATGCCAATCATGTTCTCAAACGCCTGACGAAGCCAGGCATAACCTGCACCGTTTGGAAGGTTGAGAATAGTGCCGTGCTTTTCTTTTCCGCCACCTGCTTTGTACCAGTTGCCACCCATGGGGCTGTTAGCATAGAGCTGCTCTGCATACGGGATGCACATTTCTTCCAATGCTGTGATGGTGTCTACAGCAATGTACTTGTACGGGTTCCCTGCTGAGTTGATCGCTCTAGCAATATTTGCCAATTCACCTACGTTAGTTGCTTTGATCTTCAATGCATCCACGTAGTCTGTACCACTTTCCAAGTCAATGATCAAACAGTTCTCCAGCTGTGCAAGCAGGGTCGTCTTACCTACTTTAGGCTTGGAGAAGATGATCATGTTCTTTGGACTTTTCGTCACTGCCTTCACTACTTTTGTAGGAAGGACGATTCCTGTTCCTGAATCTTTTACTTCTGCCATTGTTTACCTTTGTTAATTAAATCGTTCAACCATTTCTTGTTACTCAGCGGTACATTCTGCATCATGCAATACAGGTCACGCACCGTCATTTTTGTGTAGTGATCGTCTTCTTTCTCTGTATAAACATCCTCTTCTTCATCATGATGATCAAACAGGGATCCTGCGCCAAACAATGCAGGCTCTTCTGTTGCGCCAGGTTTGGTCATGTCAGGATACTTAGCAGTTACCGGTGTCATGTTTACAACTTCCAGGTCACTGATCTTTACAGCGTAGGTAGGCACCGGTAGTTTGTCTGAAGGAACTTCAACGTACTTATCACTGAGTGACCATTTAGGGTCATGCTTCAAACGGTATAACACCCTTGACTCAGGATGATAATACGTCTGGTCCCAGTTGTAAAGCTCCAGGTAGTAGTCATTACCACTGGTTAACTCGTTAGGAAAGAAACGCACAGCAGGCACTCTCTTTCCATCTTCCATGAACTCTTTACCCAGGTAGCCCAGTTTGGCCCCAAAGGTTGGGTTGCTCAGACCCATGTTGTCGAATAGCGGTTGCCAGAAAGGCTTATACTCTGCTGTTAACTCAGAGATATGCTTCTTAGGCTTTTCCATTGTTGATGTACTCATACTTTAGTGAATTGAGTGTGATTACTTTTTAGGGATCATCTTTGGTATAGGTGCTTCTACCACGGACATTGTCTCATACTGAGCGCGGTACCATTGGATAGAAGGCTCACCAAAGCGATTCTTGATGACGTGCATGGCCAGCAGGTATTTATCATTGATCTCATACCTGTGTGGACCATACAAACTGATGTTGTACTTGGCCGGTCTGTTGTAAGCAATCATTACATCTGCACACTGTAAGAGGTAGTCACTACCAAATACGTCTGCTTCTGTAGGATAATTGCTCAGCTGTCCGGGACGCTGACGTTCAGCATCATCAATCTCACGATTGAGCTGTGTCAGTACGATGAACGTAACATGCAGCCTGTTCTTCATCTCTGTCATCATGGTTGCCAGGTTTTGCAGCGTTTGTTGTTTGCTGGTCTCAGAAGCGTTCTGTCTTACCAGCAAGGTGTGATCTAAAGTGATGACCACTGGTTTGTTTACTTCTCTTTGAAAGCTGACAATGACATCCTCCATTTGTTTTACATTCATGGCCTTGTCTACAATGTATTCCTGGCGGGAATGCTGATGGGATGCATAGTCAACGATCTTCTGAAGATCTTCAGGTTTCAGCGGGGGAAGCCCGTCATCCTGTGCAGACTGCATGTACCTGATGTTCAGGTTAGCAGCAGCAGAGAACTCACGAACTGCCATGTTACGACCCAGCATTTCAAACTGGAAGTGCAGGACCGCAAAGTCCTGGTCATGGTTGATAGTCTGAAGATTTCTTGTAAGAGAAGCTGCAATAAGCGTTTTACCAACACCAGGTCTGGCTGCAATGACATACAGTGATTGCCACTCTATGCCGTTCAGACCAATGCTGTTGAATGTAGGCCATTGCGTTCTTAGGGATTTAAGCTGTCCTGAAGCTCTGCGTTTAAGATACTCAATGCTGTCTTGCATGATATCTCCATAACGCTTCCAGGGTTGCTTTTTACCAGCAGCACCACCGAGTGCTGAACTTGCCATTTCTTCTGCGTTTTTAGCCGCCCAGCGTGGACGACCAGGAGAACTTTCTAATGGTTGGTTTGACATAGGAAAAGTGAAATGAGGACTGTAAAGATACAAATATTTTGTAGAACTTGTATCATTATACAGCACATTTTGTAGAGGTCAACTCTACCAAACAACAGGGGCTTTCCCCATTGCAGTCAGGTGGTCATTCACCTGGTTGAACACATCGTTGCAATTCCATACTTGCTGATGTGCATATGCAGCAGATGCAGGATGCGATGCAAAAAGTTTGATGTGTTTATCATCAATCATCTCTGCATACTCCTGTGCTTTCTTGCCAAGAAAAACCCATACTAACGGTTGTGCATGGTTACTAAGCATGTCAATGGTGAACGCAGTGAATGCTTTCCACAAATCAAAGTGACGCCCAATCTTGCCAATCTCTGTTGTCAGAGAAGTGTTCAGCATCAGTACACCCTGGTTAGCCCATGGCGTAAGATCTGGACTAAGATCCGGGACCTGCTTTTCTCCATTGTACACGGTGTCACAAATGGCTTTGTGTATATAGCGCAGGGATGCCTCACGCTTACCGGTGTTTCCACAACTAAAGGCAATGCCATCAGCCACACCTATCTGGGGATACGGGTCCTGGCCAATTACCACTACTTTCAGATCCTGCACAGGACATTCCTGGAATGCTCTGAACACTTGCTTTAAAGGTGGAGTAAATCTTTTCCCATCACTGACCTGTTGTGCCAGTGTGGAAATTGTTTGATGAAAATCATCTGAAACCATAAAAGACTTCAACAAACTTTGCCAACCTGACTCGCGCAGCATGTCCTGAAGTTTCTCCACAGTTTGTTCAATATTAACAGTAGGTTGTTGAACTTTTTCCATAATACGTTGTAGAACTTATTTTATTCTTCTAAATTTGTAGACCTAACATTACAAGCCATGGACCAAAATGAAACCTTAGAAAACCACACACCAGAACAAGTAGAACTCATTGTTCCGGAGGCAATTGTTGACATTCCCATGAGTACTGGGTACTATCAAAAGATCCAGCAGTTGTTAACTTTCCTGCTTGAAGGAAGATCCACAGAGGAGATCCTTAAAGCACACGAACAAATCAGTGCCCAAAACGTCACAGAACCATGGGTGAATCATTATGAAACACTCTTGATCCTGTGTCGCGAGTTTGAGCAAAAAGCCAAAGACAAAGGTTTCACCAAGATGGTGACCATGACTGAGGCCCAGGAATTGTTTGGGGAAAATCAGTAAAGATTGCAACCCAGCATGTGGCCTATTTCAATACAGGCTTCTATGGCTTGGGATATCTCATCTTTGCTGCATTCTGCAAAGCTTTTGAACTGAACGTCTGTAGAGCGGGTACCTGTAACAGTATACAGGCCCGCTTTTCTTTTGACTTCATCTTTGATCTCATCAAAAGTATGGCCGGTAAAGCTTGCCAGTTCGCGCACCAGCGCGTGTACTTTAGCCAACTGGCCAAGTGTTTTGTCCTTAGGAGATGAGAGTGACATGTAAACTTCCACCAGGTCCTGTTCTTTTACAGACATGCTGTAAAGTTTAAACTTAGCGGCATCACTCTCCGTTGCAGGGACAAGAACCCCGTCTTTCTTGATAAAGTTTACTGTTGTGTTGTGCATAACCTAGACCATTTCATCAGCATAAACAATCTTCTCAGGATCCAGGTCACGCAAAGCTTCCTGTACCCATTCTTCATCCACCGTGTCTTTATACACAAGCACATGGACAATGGCTTTCTGGTCCGGACTCAGACGCAGCAAACGTCCCAGGCGTTGAGAACTCTTGCGTTCATTGCTGTAGGAGTGAAGGATGATGCCATACTTTAAATCTGGTATGTTTACACCTTCGTTGAGTTGCTGTACACATGACAGCTCATCAATATCCCCAGCTTTAAACGCCTCAAGGTTTTCTTCACTCCTTGGGTTCTTGCTGTGGTAGCTGGTCTTGCAGACGCGGTCAGCCTGCTCTGTGTTGTTACAAAACACAATGCACTTTTCACCGATCATGTCCAGCAGGGACCGGGCATACTTCTCTTTGGAACCAAAACTCATCAGTGCCTGCATGCGCATGATCCTGAAGATCTGCTTTTGGGCAGGGTTGAATGAGCTTACAATACGTTCACTCCAGTATTTGTAGTTATCCCTCTCAGAGGTCATAAAGAACCCGCCAGTTTTTTTACTGACACGGTGGGTCTTTGTTGTAGCCAAGGGCAGGTAGTGAACAATGATCTTATAGTCATTGAGGATCTGATCCTCTACAGCATCGTCAGTGATGTAAGTATATACTATTGGTGCATACTTTTGTACCATTTCCCCTTTCTCTGAATTCTTGAAACGCGGGGGTGTACCAGTCAGGCCCAGGATTTTCCCAGGATACATTGACAAATAAAACTCGTGTGAGTATAGCAGGCTGTGACATTCATCCAGGTAGATGACATCAAAGTCCTGCGGTTGTTTACCTAGTGACAGGTAAGTGGTAAACGTTACGTAAGGCAACAAGTGTGAAAGCTCAAACTTTTCTGCGTCATCCATCCAGCTTTGGAAGATGGCGCGCTTTGGAGCTACTACCAGGAACTTACGTTTGCCTTCTGCGTATTCCATTTGCATGTGGCGCAGACCAATTAAGGTCTTCCCAACCCCCATGCTTATACCAAGACTGCAGCGTTGTCTCCCGGTAGTAGCCTGTAAAGCTTCTTGTTGAATTAGTTCACGCTTAGTTTGAGGACTTTGCGTAAGGTTTTGCATCTTTTGCTTTTTTTAAACGTTGCATCTCCACATCAGAGTTGCCGCTTTGACCGGTCTTACCTCTTTCTTCAAAGACACGTTCCTTGTCCACCCAGTAGATACCAAGTAAGAAACGGTTGAAGAAGCGCTTGAAACCAGAAGGCTTCACTTTGCTCCAGAGTAACAATCCTTTTTCTGCTTGTGCCTCTTCAATAGAACCAGCACCAAGAATGTGATAACCAATGAACTTTTTCATCTGTTGTTTTTTTTAGTCAAGAATTTGCCAATCGTTTGCAAGCATGTCTGTTTGGGAAGCCAACCATCCCATAAGGATCTTATCATCTGCTGTCTTGAACGTGATGCATGGAAGTACTTCAACACTTCCGCCGTTTGCCTCAGCAAAAGCTTTATTGGCAGGGCTCCAGAAATTAGCAGCAGGAAGTGCAGCAGAACCCGGACTATAAGCAATCCACATGTTCTTACCGTTCCATCCTGTACGCGCTACGCGGTGCCCGTCTTTGATTGCTGTTAAGGCCTGGCTAAAACTGCCATAGCCTAAGTGTAATGACCCGTAAGGTCCTGGTGATGTTGACATCTTCTGTTGTTTTTAGGGTTAATATTTTGTATCCGATAGTTGTAACTCCCTTGCTAACAAGGGATTAAGCTCGACATGCTGATGGCACGCTAAGCACAAAGGGATCCAGGTACTACTGTCTAAATAGTAATGACCTCTTCCTTTTGTATGGTGTATAGTTAGATCTTGGCCTGTGACATGCAGGCATATTCCTGCAAACTTTGCACGGCAGGTGCTGTTCTCAGGTTTGGAGAGAAATTCTTTTCTCATTTTGGAATACAACTGGTCCAGGACTTTGCGTTTCTCAGAAACGGGACTCAGTGTTTTTGACTGGGTGGGAACCTTAACTGGTGCTTTGCGAGACCAACATTCTTTGCAGAACTTGTTACCCTCAAAGTTTTTCCAGATAACTTTAAGCTCTCCACACCCTGCACATTGTTTTAGCTTGGGTTGGATCATACTCTTCTGTTACAGCGCCTTACTGTTCCAGCTCTTCAGAGTCAAAAAAATCTTCATCGTAAAGCTTCTCTTCTGGCAGAATATCTGTGAGATCCTCCACTGATTCTTCAATCAATGTCTCAGTGATCAATTCGTCAAAGGCGTCATCATTCTCAATGGCACTGCCGTACTTCAGTACACTCAGTGCAAAAGGGTCATTGACCTCCTCGCCAATATTGTAAGCGACATACAAATCCAATTCCTCATCTGACATCCTCAGGTACTGTTCCACAGAAATCTCTATGCACTTACCATTTGGGAGTTGATATAGCATCTTTGTAGGATAATGGGTTACTCCCACTAAAGTAGCTACATTTTGTAGAACTCAGGCTTTACAAATATACATATTGTAGAACTTCTGCGCACTATATGGCTATAGAAAAGCCAAAAAAAACCCAGGCGGTTAACCTGGGCTCTGATAACTATGCTACAGTTTAAAATTGTACAATGATCTCATGGTCATTTATTCTCACTGACTTAGCATTAGGTGACACATAGATCAGCACATCATTAACGGCTAGTTTCATGAAGCCTGCCAGCTCAGTAGGGATGGGTGTGTTATCACTTTTGGGCGAGGTAATGGTGGGAACGCTCGCTTTACCCAGGCCCACCGGACGTTTGCCACGGATGTCTGGAATCTTTATGCCACGTTCTTTAAGCATACGTTTGTAGTTATGTACAGAACTAACGGCAATGTTGAAATACTTAGAAATGTCTTCTGGAGTCTTACCCTCCATGACAAGGGCCTCCAGTTTTTTTAGTTGTGCCGCCTCTAGTTTTTTTCTTGCCATACAAATGCAATTTTTAAATGGTGGGTTAAATATTTGATGTAGGCTTGTGCAGTGAAGGTAATGATAAGTTGCTAGAATTCAAGGCATAGCCGTTGAGTTTATCATTATTCATCCTGCAAGCGCTTATAACACTTTCAGTATTAAGTCTGGCATAGTGTTCAGTTTGTTTTACAGAACTGTGTCCTAAAAGTAACTGAACAGTTTTGAGTGGTACACCATTGTTGAGATTGATTGTTGTGGCAAAAGTATGCCTGGCAACATGTGTTGTTAGTTTTTTCTGCACTCCACAAATTACTGCTAATTCTTTTAAGTACGCGTTTAATTTGACATTGGAAATCACAGGCATCATGTTGTTGTACTTTTTAAGGATGTCTTTTGCGACATCGTAAAAGTATATCACTGCTGGTTCATCTGTCTTTTTACGGTTGATGGTAAACGTTTCAGCATTTATGTTCAGCTGTTTTAGTTTTGCCATGTCACCATAGGAGAGACCGGTGAAACACTGGAATAAGAATACATCCCTGACTCTGTCAAGGCGATCTACCAGGTGTTTCTTACCCATGATTGCTTGTAGTTCTGCCCATTCTAAATAGACAGGATAGCGCTTTCTTCTTTTCATCTCTACAGAATCAAAAGGATCCTGGAGAATATACCCCTTGATGTTTTTTGCATAGCGCATGATGCATCTGAAGTAAGTCAGCTGCTTGATAATAGAGTTATGCTGGCTGAACTGACGGAGGAATGCATCAAAGTCATCAATGAACGCGCGGTCTACACTGGCAATGTTGATGTCATCTGTTCCTCTGCATTGTAGAAAATCTTTGAGGTGGTTGTAGCAAACCTCGTACTTGCGGTAGCCAGACTGACTCATCTCCTGCACATCTACTTTAGGTTTGATCTTTTTATCTATGTAGTCTCTGAAAACTTCCATGAGATAGTGATTCTTAAACCTGGTAAGGTAGACATGCTTGACAGATTGCACATCACTGGGGTTGTTAACCAGATGTTGTTGGTTGTAGATCTCTGTTAGTTCCTTACGGATCTTGTCACAGAACGGCTTTGCTTTGACCGATGTAGTGTACATGTAGTCAAGCAAAATCTCAGTTGTCTTTTTGTCATGAGTAAGACGTGAGTACAACCTTTTTTCTTTACCTCTTTTGCGCACAAAAAAGCTGATTGTCATATGTGTAGGTGTTTAGTTTCTCACCAATCGTGAGCAACATTTTGCAGTGTTTGACCACTGCTCACGCTTTTGCACAATAAAACAAGGCTTTTCAGACGTTTAGTCAAGAAAAAAGCGTTGAACATCAATGTGTTACAACGCTCTTGCGGACCGGACGGGACTCGAACCCGCGTGTTGAAACCTTTGCCTGTCCTATGTTTGAGCGCAAAGACGTGTTAGTTACTCACGTATTTGCACAAAAATAAAGAAGCTAAGGTTAAACTCCAAAAGTTTAAATCTCTGCAGATGACATGTAGCTTTTCACAAAAGCTGCGAAGCTGTCCTGATAAGCGTGTTGTTTATCTGTAGCAGACTGGATCTTGATCATTTGGTGGACAGTGTCCAGAGTGATCAACAGGTTTGTATCTGCATAGAGTTGTGTGCCTATGCCAAAGCCTGAGTCTGTCTGCCAGCATTCCATAGGGGTCATTCTACAAAAGACCATTTTAGCCAGAAGGTCAGCGTCATCCCAGTTCTTGTGTTCTGCCAGGGCATTGTACACATCTGCTACCAGGTGATTGGCTGTTTTTTCAGTGTAAAGGTAGACACGTCCATAAGGACTAATGATCTCCACCTGACCAGATTCCTTGATAATATCCATGTTTTCTAGGTTTAAACCTTATCCATAGGGTTATCCATGTTACTTGAAGGCTGAACACATATTTGTGGTTTTCCTTCATGCGGGTTCTGAATACTGCTGCACCCAGGCCAAACCTGTATGCATCAAATGTGAGTAATACTTGCATTAGTTTCCTGTTGAGCCAAACCCTCCGTCACCTCTGGAGCTATCAGAAAGCTCTGCTACTTCTTCAAATTCAACCTGTGGGTAAGGCATGATTACTAATTGACCTACTTTGTCACCAATGGCATACACGTTGAGCCATGCTTCGCTGCCATCAATAAGTTTATAAGTCACTGTCTCTTTGTCTTCACTGACATATCCGTCATGAAAAAGCTCTGGCTTGAAGCGTAGCTTGATCTCTCCTCTGTATCCAGAGTCAATCACGCCAACAGCGTTAGCCAGGTAAAGGTCCATCTTGCTGATGCTACTGCGCGGAAACACAAGTCCTACATATCCCTTAGGGATTTCTACTGCAAGGCCGGTCCCATACTCAATGTAATCATCACCCTCAGGTTTACTGATAACAGTTCTTGAGGTGCTTGTCAAATCCAAACCAGCATCTCCTGGCTTAGCATAGTGCGGGATCACCGCATTTTCATGAATCTTCTTGATTCTCACTTTTACATTACTCATCTTCTATGCGTGTTTCAATTACAAACGGGTGAATGGTATAAGACACAGTGGTGCTAAAGCACATGTGCTTTACAAAATTGCTGGCCAGTGAATGAATGTTTCTGGCCCCCACCGGATTGGCGGAGTGGACGCTGATATGAGAAGGAAACAAAGGCTTTTGCCTGTGAGATTCTCTAGCGTGTGCAATGTCAATAAGGTGCATCAGGCAGTCAACGCCTGTCTTTTCCTTAAAAGTTTGATACTCAATGCTGTGATTGCCTCTTGCCTGATTTTTGTAGTAATCCTGCATGTGCTCATCAGCAAGGTCGTGATCAAAAGAAATGTAGTCAGGCATTCCATTAGCCTGGATCCACCTAACAAACTCGTCATAATTGCGCACAACTGCCCATGGCTCATAGCCTTCAAGGGTTTGCGTTGGGACGCGCACGTCATCTAAATAAAGAGCTTTCATAGGAGGTGGGAAAAAAGTCTACAATATTACTCAACATCTACAAAATAACCAAGAAAAAACCTGGGATCATTTCTAACCCCAGGTCACAAACTTGGTATCCTATGTAATTAGGTGAGTGCTGTTATAAGGGCTGCAATGCATGCGATGCAACATACCCCAATAATAATCATGGTGCCATAAGCACCCATCTCTTCTCTGCGTTCGCGTTGCGTTTTCATCATGCAAAGATTAAGTAGCCAATAGCAATGCCGGCCAGTGTGTGTAAAATGCGGTAGTAGGTTTCCTGCTTCATAGCATTCAGTTTAGTCGTTTTTCTAAGACCTTGATTCTGTCAAGCACATCATGTCGCTTGTAACCAGGCTTTCTGGGGTGTTCAATGTGTTTTTCAAGTACTTCAATTTGAGCCATAATTCTACCATTCCTTTCAAATTTTTTGGCTTTAAGTAATAACTCACCAAATTTGCAAGCATCTTCACTAGCAACATGCATTTTCAAAGTTTTCATTTGCTCAAATAACCATTCTACTCCTAAATCCATGGTCCTAGTATTTGACAACAACAAACTTGTTCTCACCATACGCGTGATTGTTCCAGGCATTTTGGATCTGATACCCATTCTTGAGGTACTTGTAAACATGAGCATCATCAGTGATGACTGTTGACTTTGGTTTTACAGGTACTGCAAACACCAATCGCGGAGTAAGACTTTTATGACTAGCCTCGTCATATGTCAAGCTGCTAAGAGCAACTATGGATGCAAGCACTAAGCCTGCTGTTAAAAAGATCTTTTTCATTGGTCTTGATATTTACCCAGGAACATGCCCGCATTTATGCTTATGTTCAACATACCACATTACTCTGAATGTGCCTAGCACAAAGAAGTATGTATCAAAACTGTTGATCTCGTCTGTTGACTTGTAGATTCCGGTGTGGTACACAGATTTCTCTAGTGTGATTTTCTTAGCAGTCTTTGGAAAC